GAGATAGGCTCCGGTCTCGTGGGCTCGGAGATGTGTATAAGAGACAGGTTTACGGAGCATTTGTGCTCGCTGCCATGTTTGCCTACGGACGGCTCTGGGCCATACTCCCGGCCCTGAGTCTGTGCTACATAGGCCGCGCAGCGTACCGCTTGGGTTGGATGCCCACGCTGTTTTACACAATTGAAGAATAACTCACACACACACTTTTAACACCCTTAGAATTATGAACCCCGAAAATCAAACCCCCACCACTGCGGCCATTACCCTGGAAGATTTAGCCGCTAAACTCGACGAACTGAAAGCCCTTACGACCATTGGCGTGAAAAAGGTGCTGACCATGAAGGAGGCCGCCATTTACACGGGCTGGAGCCTGCCGCGCATGTATGCCATGACCTCAGGCCGACTGATACCCTATTACAAAAAGAATTCGAAGGTATACTTCAACAAGGAAGAGCTCGATGCCTGGATGCTGCAGCGCAAAATGCGAACCAAGGATGAGCTGGAGGCCGATGCCGAGAGCTACTGCTTTAATCGTGGCCGCGTATTTTAACCCTTGCGATGGCTTATGGAAAACAGCTGGATACGTCTGCACCGCAAACTCATGGACGACCCGCTATACTTTGCCGAGCCGTTCACGAAGATGCAGGCCTGGATTGACTTGCTGCTGCTGGCCAACTTTGCCGACCGCGTGACGTTCATTCGCGGTAACCGAGTAACCATTAAGCGCGGACAGGTGGCCTATTCGCGCGAATGGTTCTCGGGGCGTTGGCGGTGGTCGAGGGGCAGGGTCGAACGCTTCTTGTCAATGCTGGAAAACGACCGAAAAATAGTGCAACGAAAATCGCATATAATTTCAATTGTAACGATTGTGAATTATGATTTTTATCAAAAAACAGAATGCGCAACAAACGATACAACAGAAATCGGATGTAATTACCTGAATATCAGTAGTTCTGAAAAAACTTTTTTCTCGGACGATACAACAGACAGTACAACAGACAGAGCAACAGACAGTACAACAGAAAATGCTTCAGATGATACAACAGACAGTACAACAGAAAATAGACGTAAAAGTCTGTGTATCAATCGGTTCAAAAATATTTCTTGTTCAGACGGTACAACAGACGAGACAACAGAAAGTACAACAGACGGTACACAACATAATAATATATATATAAACACACACACTAAAGAAAAAAATAAAATAAAAAAAGAAAGCGCGGCTGAGTTTGTAAGGCCGAGTACAGCCGAAGTAGCGGCCTACATGGCAGCGCAAGGCACACCGATTGATGCCCGGCGATTTGTAGATTACTACAACAGCGTGGGCTGGTGCATTGGAACCCGCCCCATGGCCGACTGGAAAGCAGCCGCGCGCATGTGGGCACGCACCGACCAAGTCCGTGCCGCCGAAGCCGCGAAAAAAGAAGCCGAGCGCCGCCAGCGCGAAGCCGAGCGCGAAAAAGCGCGAGCCGAACGCCCGCAAATAATCATTCAAAAAACCGAACGCTATGAAAACGGAACAAACCCCACAGCCGCGCCAGCGACTAACAGCACACCGCCCCCGGGAGGTTAGCGCACTCGTGAGCGCGACGATGAACGCGCCGAGCGCGACCGCCGCTTTGCCAACTACCTTGCCCGGCTCGCTGCCGAAACAGCCGACGACGGCGGCAGCCCTGGCCTGTGAACAACGCTACGGCCCGGCCGCACACTTTCTGACCACCTTCAGCCCCTCGCTGCAAACGGCCTGCATAGCCCACCCCGAACGCACCTTTGGCGGCACAGCTCCGGCACTGAGCGTGGTGAGCGCAGCCTATGGGCGCAACGTGGCCAAAATGTGGCTGAGCATTCAGCTCAACAACCTGAGCGAGTTCACGGGCGTAAAGGACAAACTCACCGAAGTGCAGATTGACGAGCTGAGCGACTTGATACTGGCGCAGTACTGGTACCTCAACGTGGCCGAGGTGATGTACTACCTGCAGCAGGTAAAGGCCGGACGCTATGGCCGCTTTTACGGGGCGGTCGATGCCATGGCCATTACCACCGGGCTGCTGAAGTTCCTTGACGAACGACGCAAGGAGATTGACCGCCTCGAAACCCGCCGCCGCGAAGCTGCTGCCCGGGCCGACCGCCGCGACCACGAGGAAAACGGCATGAGCCGCGTGGAGTGGGAGGAGGTGGCGTGGCTCTACAACATGGGCTACGAACCCCACCGCCTGGCGGCCGAACGCGCTGCCGAGGAGCGCAACGCCGAAGCCGCGCAGCACTGAAGAGCAGCATATTTGCGTTTTAAGGCAGTTTTCCGCCCAAAGGTAATAAATCACACATGCAGAGGGTAAAAACTCGTCAGAGCGAACAAAAACAGCCCTCAGCGCGCTGTAATTACCCATGCGGCTAATGCCCGATAGCACAGTTCATTACCTAACCCCTTAACCCTCACCCCCCGGAATGAAACGTTACACCACACCCCTTCACCGCTTTTTGGCGCGGCGCAGCGCTGCGCGAAAGGCTGCTCGCCAGGCTGCCCTTTGCCGACGCATTGGCCGACAGTTTGCGCTGTGCGAAACCGACGGCACAGTAGGCATTTGCTGCGGCACGCTGATGGTGCACAGCTTTGCCGAAACCGACACCGTGGGCCATGTGTGTCAGCGGCTCGATGCCATGCGGCAAACAGCCGCGCGCATGGCGCTGAAGCACCCCGAACTAATTGTTTAACCACGAGTGTGTAACCCACTGACACACACCGATTAACGCCCCACGCAGATCCACACACAGCAGTACCATTTACGCGCGGTCGCGAAAATGGTGGCTCGCCAACGCCACCCCGTGTCTCGGCGTGCGGCAACACCTCACTTAACACCCCGAAAAATTATGAACACATCCACCCCCACCGACAAGCCCACCAAGGCCTTTACGCCAGTCCGCGCCCTCACCCCCGACGAGCAGCGCGTAGCGTGCGAAGCGCGCATCGACACCATGCAGCAAAACGGCACGATTCAGCGCATTGGGCGGCTCATCGTTACGGCCAAGTATATGAGCGAAATAGCTGCCTACGTGATGGGCGAGGCGCAGGACATTATCTACGCCCACGGCTTTTACCGCAACGAACTGAAAAAACTGCTCAACGACTACGACCGACTGACCGAGCGCATAGCCAAGCAGTTTGCGCGTGCCTACCTGAAAAACTCAGATGGCGAAATGGAGCAGATGCGGCGCGACTTTGCCGAGATATTTCCGATTGTGATGCGTGCCATCGGTGCCGAGGCCGACGTGAAGGAACTGCTCGATGGCCTGGAGGCCGACTACGCCCCCTTTGACCCTGAGGCCGAGGGCTCACAGCCCACGCGAAGCATCAGCTTCCGGGTAACGCCGGCCACTTACAACCGCCTGCATGCCCTTTCGGCCGATAGGGCAAAGCCCATGGCACACATGCTGCGCCGGCTCATCGAACAGTTCTGCCGCGAGAACAAAATTCGCAAAAAGCCCCTTTCGCCCGAACATTAAGCAACCTTACCCCCCGAGGGGCTGTGCGCTGAACTTTGACCACTTGGCCAACATGCTGACACGAGCCCGGAGCTAATGCGAACAATCGCGGAGCTAATCCGAACAATCGCGGAGCTAATGCGAACAATCGCGGAGCTAATACGGCGTGCCCGCTCATGGGTGGCGCGTTATTCGCGCAATTACCCCCCCCACGAAAAGTAATAATAATTGCACAAAACCAAAGCAAATATGCCAATGAACGAAACCCTTTTTTTATACAGCGAAATATGGTATCTGGCCACCGACCGCAGCGGACAGATGTACATTTACGAAAAGGAAATGCCCCACCGCGACGAGGACGAGGGCATGTGGGTGTGTGGCCTGAATGGCTGGTACCAAAGCATCAGCCCCGGGCAGCTCAGCCTGCTGGGTGTTGACACTCCGCCTGAGTGGGCCGACGAGCCCATGCTGCTTGTGCTCGACACGCTGGTGAAACGAAACAACAAGCTGTGAGCTGCAGCAAAGCACTGCCCTTTTCCACCCTAAGAAAAGAAGAAACGAGCAGTGCCGACGAGCTCGATTTGTTTTAACGACACCGAAACGGTGCTTTACCTTGAAACAGCCGACTAAAATGAAACCAAACACCCCTAACCCAACTACGACTTACATGAACAAATGTGCCCTGGCTCAGGAACTGGCCGTTACGGAGCGGCTCACCATTACCACGGCCTACAAGGCCATCGACGGACTGCTGCGTATCATGACGCGCGAACTTGCGCGCGGTGGCGGCGTTGCGCTGTCCGAATTCGGGTTGCTTTATGCCAAGCATCAGCGCAGTCGCACGGTGATTGATGCTGCCACGGGCAAAGCCCTGCTGCAACCTCCGCGCTGCACGGCGAGTTTCCACCCCTATGCCGAACTGCATGCCGCCTTGAACCCTCAGGCAACCACACCCCCGGATTCGCCGACAAGTGGCTGCATTCCCTGCGCCCCTACTCCCGGCTAATATGCCACAGGCTTTACTTGCCACGCTGCCCTTCATGAGTACCTGTCGGGCAGCGTGGATTTCTGCGTTTGTAAGAACTCACACCGCCAAACAGAAAAAAACATGAAAGACATCGTAATTTATTTACACCTCAATGGCCATCTGCGCCAATGGCTCATTCACGCACTCGGCAATCCCGTCCGATTCCCGGCACGAAGCTATGAGAACCTGCTAATGGTCCGCCATTTGAAACGAAAAACAGACCGGACTGAGCGCCCTACGAATCAGAGCACCGAAACTGTGGCCATCTGCTTACCCGACAATTCGATGCACCGCCCTGAGTATTACAATCACCTGACGCAGCGCGGCAGGCGGCTGTTGTCGGTATCGATTGATAATCTGTTTCGCATGCACCTGTGGAGCGACTGTTCGCCGCTGGTAGGCAGCAGCGGAGAACTGAACCGAGGCATCGATGCATGGTGTGCCGCTAACGGAATCAGCTTGGAATACCGCGAAGCTGTTAGGCAGAAATTTTACCGCATGAGGCGCTTATACGAAACAAATGGCATAATAGTGAAAAAAAAACGCGAAAATCGCATCCATTATACCCCCCATTTTTGTACACATTTATTTTAACATGAAGAAAGTATTTTTTAACCGCATGCAGCGCGAGGTAACGGCCATTGATGCCAACACGTCGGTGGTGGTGGCCGGACGCGGAACTGGCAAGGGCGTGCTGCACGCAGCCATCAACTTACGCAATATGCAGCAGATGCCACGTTCGACCACCGCCTTTGTCAGCCCCACGGCCATCCGCGCAAAAACAAACACCCTGCCCTCGATGTTTCAACACTGGGAGGCGTGGGGCTACAAACGTAATGTGCATTGGTGCATAGGCCGACGACCGCCTAAGGAACTTGGTTGGCCGCAGCCACTCATCGTTCCTGACGACTGGGACAACATCATCAGTTTCTACACCGGTGCCATCGGGCAGATTATCAGCCAGGACCGCGTGGGCACATCCAACTCTAAGAGCTTTGATTTTGTGGACATAGACGAAGCCAAGTTCGTGAACTTCGAAAGGCTGAAAGATGAAACATTTCCGGCTAATCGCGGACAGCAAAAAGAGTTCGGCCACCTGCACTTTCATCACGGCATGCTCATTACGAGCGACATGCCATGCACAAAGGCAGGCAGTTGGTTCCTAAACTACGAACAGGCGGCCACCACCGATACCGTAAAAACCATCGAAGCGCTGCTCGCCGAAGAATACAACCTTCGCGCCCGACTTGACCAAGAACCAGAAAGTAAATATTTGCGGCAAACGCTTAACGAGGTGAGGCGCATGCTTTGTGCGCTGCGCAAGCATTGCACGCTGTATAGGACCTACTCATCACTCACGAACATTGAAGTGCTGGGCGAGGCTTGGATAAAGCAAATGAGGCGCGATTTACCCTATATGGTGTTCAGAACAAGCATATTGTGCCTGCCGGTGAGCATCATGAAGGACGGCTTTTACTCATCGATGCGCCCTCGTCACAAGTATACCATGACCGATAACAGCCGTCTGGACGACATGGGTTACGACTTTGGGCGTATTGAAGCTGCAGCAGGAACCTGCGCTTTCGATGCCGACATTGATCGCACGCGCCCACTTTGCATCGGTATGGACTACAACAACCTGATTAACTGGATTGTGTGCGGACAAGCCGACGAGGGGAACCGGAGGCTGAATGTACTGAAATCATTCTACGTGAAGAACGGACGGAAGATCGATGCGCTTGTCGACGACTTTTGTCATTACTATGAGCCATTACCCCTGCACGAAGTAATATTTTATTACGATGCCACAGCCAAGGGTAATCACTATGCGGTACGCGATGAGGGATTTGAATGGGACGTTATTCACCAGTTTAAACTAAACGGCTGGAGGGTACGCCCGGTGTACATTGGGAAGCCTTGGAACCACATCGACAAGTATCTGCTCATTAACCGCGGCTTTTCGGGACAGGCGCGGCTTATGCCCTACTTCAACGAACCGAACAACCCCGACTTGCTCATTTCCGTGCAGACGGCCGGCATGTATAACGGCAAGAAGGATAAGCGCGGAGAAAAGCTGGCCGAAACCGATGAAGACCGACTCGAAAGCCGCACCGACGGCAGCGATGCTTTCGATACACTCTACATAGGTTGCGAGAAGTACCCACAAGCACGTGTGCTGCTCAACGTAACGAGTGGTAGCCGATGAACGTGCCCCTGCATATACCGCCTTGCAAGGGAGGCGTAATTACAAATCAGGGCGTAGGGCACTGGGGGGTAGGTTTATAGACAAGTGGAAAAAAGAGATTATGCAAAACCATGATTTTAGCTGGAAATCAGATATTTACGGAATCAGAATAAAGAAGCAGAGCGTAAAGCCGAAGAGTGAGAAGGGGGGCGTTTTGCGTCTTTTTGCTGATGCAGGTGCTTCTTTACCTTTGCCAATAGAACGAACAACGCAGGAACTATGAAAAAATATACTTTGTACGTCGATGGTTACATCGGCTACAGCATTACGAAGCAATATGTGAGGGCAAAGTTGAAGGAAAATGCCAACAATGCCGTCGAAGTACACATCAATTCGTATGGCGGCGATGTGCAGCATGCACTCGACATCCGACAGCAGTTTGTAGACCACGGAAACGTAACAGCCTACGTATTCGGCATGACAGCAAGTGCGGCTACCATTTTGGCCATGGGCGCGAAAAAAGTAAAGATGAGCAAGTATGCGCTGATGCTTATTCACCCCTGCTCGCAGTGGGTTGACACTTGGGGAAGCTTTAACAAAGAAGAACTGGCTGAAGAAATCGGGAAACTTCAGAAGCAGGCTGCCGATTTGGCAAACGTGGACCGTGTGATTGCATCGGTTTACGCCCTCAGAACTGGGCGCGAGGCAAAAGAAATGGCACACGTGATGGGCGAGGAACGATGGTTGACGGCTGACGAATGTTTGAAACTCGGACTGATTGACGAAATTGTGGAAGATGGTGAACAGTCTGTGCTGACCGACAGCCTGTGCCAACAGTTTACCGCGTGCGGACTGCCTTTGCCGCGCATTGAGAAACAAAATGATACTGAAAATGGCCTGTTCCAAAAAGTAAAAGAACTGTTTCGCGGAGCTATAGGCCCGAAAGATACTGAAGAAGACGCGCTAGGCGAAACCCATAAACAATCAAAAACAGACAATATGAAAAGCAAAACACTTGAAGCCGCCATTTTGGCTGAAATGCTGGGTATTGAAACCCTCACCACCGCTGACGACGGCACGCTGCACCTTACCGAGGAGCAGGTAAAAACACTTGAAAACAAACTTTCGGAGCAGAAAAACCAGATGGATGCCCTGACCAAACAGGTGAACGATCTGGCCGACGAAGATGGTGCAGACACAGAAAAAGTAATGCCTGATGCGACCGAAAACGATGCTGTGCGACTACCAGGTGCAGAAGCTGCTGCCTTTGCAGCCAAATTCGGACACCTTTTTTAAGAATGTAAAACCAACTAAAACAAGAACTTTATGCCAATCACCACTCTGGATGCCTTGAAGAAATCGGCAACCACCTATGCGAAAGACCTTTTGATGATGCCAGCCACTGGTGCACGAGCCACGTTACAACACATGAACCCATTCCCCGGATTGCGCGGTGATCATGTGTTCGGACAGTTGGAAGGCACGGCCGAACTCGGCCCTTACAAGAATACCCGCAAATCGCAGGGTAATTTTAAGATGACTCCACGTACGCTCAGCCCCAAACTTGGAAACTGTTCCATTGATTTCGACCCGAACGAAGTGTACGGCACCATTTACTCAAGCCTTGTGCTTCAGGGCGATGGACTTAAGAACACCGACATTGCCAAGAACATTCTGTTCTATGTGGCTGGTGTATTGGGTAAGAAACTGAACATGGCTATTTTCAGCGGCAAGCGTTCGGACAGCGGCGATACAACGGCAGAATTATTTGACGGTTTCGACACGATTACCGAAGCCGAAAAGACCGCTACGAACATCAGCGACGAGAAGGGTAACTATATAGCCTTGAAAACCATAACCGAGGCAAACGCTATTGAAGAGTTCCAAAAACTGTTCGATGCTTGCGATGATGAACTGAAGGGACAGCACTGCAAAATTTTCTGCACGCATGCCGATTACCAAGCTTACTGCCGCAATTACCAGTTGCTGCATGGTTCATTGCCCTACAATCAAGAGTTCAAAAAGACATTTTTGGAGGGTTCGGATAATTTGTTCGAGTTTGTGCCTTTGGCTTCGAAAAAGGGCAGTAAGTTCATTCACATTGCTCCGCAAACAAACATGTGCTACGGTTATGGTGCTGGGGAGATGCCGGGCGAACTGTTGTCTGTTGAGAAATACACAAGCTGGATGCTGACACTCGAAGCGGCTATGGCCTTTGGTGTGGAGTTCCGCACACTAAGCCCGGAAATGCTAATGGTTGGTGAAATCGGTGCTGATGCTTAAAACAGGTAGAACAAAAGAAAAAAAAGAAAGACTATGGCACAATTAAGCAACATTTGCAAAGAGGGCACTCCCCTTGCTTCACTGCGTTTTTGCCAGGGCACAAAGGTGCTGCCCGGCTTGTTTCAGTATGTGTATGGTGTGTTTAAGCGCGACATTGTGAAATGGCCCACGCTGCCCGAAGTGAGCGCCGAGAGCACAATGGAAAAACTTGCCACCTACGTAGGCGACTTTACGCTGGCGGGCGACAAAAAGTGGGTGCGCATTGACTTGGCTACGAACAAGGGAAACGTGGAGTGCGAAACGCAGGGCGACCGCCCGAGCCGTACGTTTCTGAACAAACTTACGGCGAGCTATCCGGGTTCGTCGGCTGCTGCAGCGGGCTTTTGCCGCATGGCTATTGACGAGGACATGGTGTTCCTGGTTCGGCAGCGCGACGGGAAGTTCCGCGTGTTGGGTTCAGAGGCATTTCCGATTGACGTGAAGCCCAAATTTTCGACGGGCGAAGGCATCAGCACTTCGGGCGGTACGGATTTCGAGATTGAAGCCACAGACATTTGTCCGGCTCCCTACTACGAGGGGGTAATTGCTACGGCTGATGATGGCGACATTGATGCTAAAACCGGACTGCCAAAACCCGTCGGAGAACCCTAATTCACGGAAGAATGGACCACGAATTGACAAAAAGAATAAATGCGTGGGTAGAAAGCCCCTTTGCTACGCGCAACGTGGAGCAGGGGGCTTTGCTCCTTTTGCAGCTCACAAGGAACCAGTGGCTGTACCGTTCGGCCTGTATGGCTCCGGGGCGGTACAATGCCATTGTCGAGAACGAGCTGCGCAAGCACTTGCGTATACGCCTGGACGGACTGACGGCAAGCAAGGTGGCCGAACAGGAACCTGTGGTAATGACGCGGACGGAGGAGAGCCTTAGGGGCAACGGCAGGGGGCTGCGCGAGGACCACGACGAGCTGCCGCCCGACATTCGCTCCCTTTACGAGCGGAACGGCACGCTTTACCAAAAAATGAAGGCCGAATATAACACGCTTTGCGGCATGGCTGCGGCTACGCCGTGCGACCGCTACGAGCACATTCAAATACTGAAGGAGCTTGACGATGAGTACCGGCAGAACTGGGAACGGTACGACACGTACAACCCTCAGACCGAAGCACCCGAGGAGGAGCCACTGCCGACCGACCCCATTGAGGTGAGCCGGCTGATCAGTGCTTACCGCAAATACTTGAGTAAGCATTTGCCCAAAGTGGCGGGCAACGAGGCGGTGTGTGCCGACGTGCTGCGCGAAATGCAAAAGCGCACGGATGTGATACTGAGGCTGGGCGGCACTTTCAAGGACGACTATGCCGAGCGTTTGCGCGGGGTGGGCATCAGCCTGTAGTTAATTGTAATCAGACTTTTTTAAAATAAAAAAAACAGCATGTAAGCATGAGCAGCATTACACCCAAAATAGTGGATACGGTGAAAACGTATCTGATGGCTCCGGTGGCCGACATGGAGGCGGCCCGTGTGCCGCAGCTGGTGCAGAGAAGGGTGCTCAGGCTTCGCGAGTATTATTCGCGCTGGCTGGAGAACCCCGTTTGGACGGATTCGGACGTGGTGCACCTGCTGCGCAATGAGCACGGGGTGGGCACGTCGCAGGCTTACGAGGACGTGAAGCTGATAAAAATTTGTCTGGGCGAAATTAACCGCCACAGCCGCGACTACGACCGCTACCTGTTTAGGCAGCGCTGCGAGGAGGGGTGGCGGTGGGCACGCGCCACAGGCGACCTGAAGGCTTTCAATGCGGTGACGGCTGCTTACTCACGCGGCTGCCAGTTGGATAAAGACGAGTTGCAGGCTCCCGACTATTCGGTGATTACGCCGCAGACGTTTGTAATCAGTGCCGACCCGGGCGATGCGGGATTCAAGCGTGTGCCGGGCATTATGGAAAAAGCACGCAAGCTTTATGCGCAATATGCACAGGAGGCTGAAGCGGCTGACGAACCCGAAAACACTGAAAGCCTATGAAAAGCTACATTACCGAACTTTATGCCTGCCCAGCCCGATTGTTGGACGAGGTGATGATTACGCCCGACGGGATGGCTGCTTTTGTGCCCGATTACGTGAGGTGGACGCGCATTGGCCTAAGCGGCATTGCGCGGATGGAGGTGACGGACTCGGCCGAAAACGGTGTGCGCCGGTTTACCACTACGCTGCAGGCTGTGGTGGACGAACGCCCTGCGCCGGTGCGCGAGCCTCAGGCCTTTTTGGCGGTTGGCGCCGAGGGAAGGGCTTACTTGGTGGGCTCGGGGGTGCGGCCGATGCCGCTGGTTACCGTGCAGGACATTCACCCCGACCGAACGAGCGAACGCGCGGCGTGTACGCTCACCATAACCCTGCTGGCGGCGCATGGGGCGTTATTGGCAAAAAGTTTCAAAAACATCAAACCCTTAATAACTGATGAAAATAAATGAACCAAACCTTATAGAACTGGCAACGGGCATTAGGGATGAAACCATGCCTGAGAGGAACACGGCTACGCGTGTGGGGTCGCTGCTGATACTGATGGTTGAAAAGCAAGCTGCGACTGACAACGCGCTGAACTCGAAGGTGGACATGAGCGTTGTGAATCAGCTTATCGGGCGTTACGATGCGGCGATTGCTTCATTGAAATCGGCCGACAAGGACCAGCTTGAGGTGATAGATGGGCTTGTGAGCACGGACGTGGACTTTGAGCGGCGCATGAAGGCTGTGGAGGTTGAGGTGCCGAAGATTGGGAAGCTGGAGGGGCATGTGGCAGACTTGATTGAGGGCTGCACGATGCGGTTCGATGGGTTTGCTTCGCTGGGGTCGGTGGCTGACATGAGCGTGGAGCAGCCGCTGGGCATTCGGTTCCATACGGGGCAGCAGGTGTTCGTGGCGGAATATCGTAGGGGTGCGTGGTGTAACAACTGGCCTTCGCGGTATCAGTTCATGGACGATGAGGGGCATGTGAGGGCTAACAAGCTGTTTTTGTGCGATTCGGCCCTTTACTGCTGGAACCCTGGGCGTAACCGGCTGGAACTGGTGCAGGGCGGTGGCGGTGGCGAGATGCCCGACCCGAGCGATTTGCGCCGACGGGTAGAGATACTTGAAAATGAATTGGCGCAGCTTCGTGAATTATTGACTGTTTGATCATTTCCGGAAATACAAACAATTATTAACCCAAAACAAAACAAAAAATTATGGCAGAAATTACTGTTGCCGGGGGCACGCGCGTAGGTTTTAGCGCGAACAAGACCCTGGAAGAGGCAAAATCACTTAAGGATAACCGACTGGTTATTTGCAAAGGCCACGAGCTATCGTTTAATGGTCAGCGCGTGGGACTGAGCGAGAGTGAGGCCAGTTTTATCAAAGAGAAAATGGATGAGGAGTTCAAAGCACGTATCGGTGTGAAACTTGTTGTTTCGCCTACGGTGCAGGATGCTGCCGCTCCGGCGAGAGTTTCGGTTAGCGTGTATTGCACATTCGATGGCGAGGCTGTTGCGCCCGATGCAGCTCCTACGGCCCAGGCATCAGTTGGTGGACTGTCGCTTGGTACACCCATTACCATGATTGCAGGTGGCGTTGATCACAGTTATTCAGGGGCTACGGATGGCAAGAACGTAGAGCAAACCATTTCGGTAACTGTGAGTGTTAAGGGCGTGACTTTCATGAAATCTGTGAAGATTCCTGCTTACCATAAGATTTGGTACGGTGTGACTCCTAATGAATCATTGGGTACGGATTTTTCGCTCTCAACGATATTCAAGTCGGTCAGCCCCAAAGCGAATGCCTCGGGTACTTACGAATTTGACTTTTCGTCACCGAATTGCTATGGTTACATTCTTGTGCCGAATGGTGTGACCCTTCCCTCTTCGATGCAAGGTGATAATCCAAGCGGTCAGGAAGGTCCGTTGCCTGTACCTTTCAAGAAGTTGACGAATGTAACGATTGGCGGTGTAACCTACACGCAGCTTCGCTTTGCCACGGCGCAGGGTGTTTGCAAGCATTCGGTGACTTTTAAGTAAGTGAGTAGAGAGAATAGTCAGAGGTTTAATTTTAAAAGAAAGAAATAGGAAAATGGCAGAAGTAACTTATATCAGTTATTCAGCGCGTGCCAAATCGACTACGGCAGATGGCATTTTTGCCGAGGCACATCAGATTTTGGACGTTAGCAAGAACAAGAATCAGCAGGCTATCAATGCTGAGGTGACTACCGAACTTGGGAAGAAGGTGGCGAAGTCGGACTTTGATTCGTTTAAGACTTCGAATACGAGTGCGATTGCGGCAAAGGCTGACAAGAGCTATGTGGATACGGAGCTGAAGAAGAAAGCCGATGCGGCGGACGTTCAGAATGTTCAATTGGCACTGGGTCAGAAAGTGAACATTTCTGATTTCAACGAGCATAAAACATCGTCGTCATTGCTCATCAATGCCAAGGCTGACAAGACCTACGTGAACACCGAATTGGGCAAGAAAGCCAACTCGGCAGACGTGTACACCAAGGCACAGGCCGACAGTGCTATTACGGCAAAGGTGAATGCGGCGGTGGCATCGGTGTATCGTGTGAAAGGTACGAAGGCTACGATTGCTGAGGTTACGGCACTGACGAATGTGAAGTGTGGTGATGTGTGGAACGTGACGGCAGAGTTTACACTTGGTGGCAAGAAGTATCCAGCCGGTACGAATGTGGTGGCTTTGGCCGACAAGAGTGCTGCTGATGCCGCGAACTGGGATGCGCTTGGTGGCACGGTTGACCTGGCCGGACATACCGCTGAAATGAAGAGTTGGGCGAATGGTCAGTTTGCCGGAAAGGCTTTCGAGGCAAAGGTTACCACCAATACCCAGAACATCAGCAGCCTGACTACGCGCGTGGGAGCGGTTGAAACGAAAGCTACTACGAATGCGAGCAATATTTCGAGCCTGACTACGCGCGTGACAGCGGCTGAGGGTAAGTTTGCCGGATACTATACGAAGAGTGAGACCGATACGAAGCTGGGCACGAAGGCTAATTCGGCTGATGTGTATACGAAGTTGCAGACGGATAATGCAATCAGTGCTGTGAGTGACAACATGGATGTGCTTTACGTGAACTTAATTGCCCAAAGTTCTGTAGCTGTAACTATCGAAAGTTCTTCTTCAACTTCATCCGGTGGTACTATAACATTCGGAAAGTACAAAACTGGCATGGGCTCATTAGTGTCTGAAGGATATGGCTTTTATCGAACCATTGGTGGCAGACATTACAGAGATATGGGTACAATTTCACAGCCTGAAGGCTACGGGAAGGCTACAACAATTCTTGATTATAAAGGCAACAAATACTTCTCGGACGGCACGAACCTCTACTTTTGGGATGGTAAGGGTCCGCTGAAGAAGATTGTAGATTTGTCGACTGTGAAGTCGGACGTTGCGAAGAAAGCCAACTCGGAAGATGTTTACACCAAGGGCACCATTGACACGAAGCTTGCTGAAAAGGCCACCACGGCGTCTGTGAACAGTTTGACTACGCGCGTGACAGCTGTTGAGACAAAGGCTTCGACGAATGCGAGCAATATTACTAACTTGACTTCACGCGTTGGTGCTGTTGAGAGTAAGTTCTCGGGCTATGTGCCTACTGCTACCTACAACGCGCTTGCAGCGCGTGTGGCAGAGCTTGAAGCCCTTTTGAAACTGGCATAGTTTGTGAACAATCTGTCAGCCCCATGCGCAGGGCTATTGTTTTGTGCATGGGGCTGATTGTTTTACCGAAAAATAAGGAGGATTTATGTTACAGCCTTGGAAGAATTTGGAAGGTAAGTACTACCGTATAGATGTAGGTACGGCAAAGTCGACAGCTATGAGCAGCACGGCGAATGCTTCGACGATATACTTTTGTACGGACGGCAGCATTGTGCTGAACGGCGTGGAAATGGGCCCGAAGTATTCAACGCCAGACCTTTCGCCTTACTTGAAAACGGACGGTTCGCGCGCTATGACGAACACGCTGAAAATCAATACTTGGAACGCGCTGGAGCATACGATGGGCGGCTATAAGGTGTTTTTCAGAAACGATGGTGCGAACTTTTATGTGATGCTGTCGAATAAGAATGGTTCGTCGTTTAACTCGCTGCGCCCGATACGTATTGACATTGTGACGGGCGATGTGCATTTTTGCGGCGATAAGCTGTCGGTGTACAACAACGGCGATGTGTATGTTCGCGGTACGCTGCATGCGAGCAATGTGGTTAAAACGCTTGAGGCAGATGTTGCGGAGAGCGATATGGGGGTTGAATAATTTGTTTAAAAAAAAGAGAAAAGAAAGGAGGACGTGTTGAGTTATGGAAAAGACGGGAACGGCAGGTTTGCTGTGGTGGGCTACGATGGGTAGCGAGGCACTGGATGTGCTATATGACCTTCGGTGGATGCTGGTGCTGATTGTGGTGCTGATTGTGTCGGACTTTTGGTTTGGTGTGAGCGATGCGCTGAACAAGCACAAAGAGTTTCGTTTTTCGCGCGCTGGTCGCAGAACGTGTAACAAGGCCGTGGATTACCTTACTTACTTGCTGCTTGGTGCTATCCTTGGGCTCGCCATTTTTGAACCGCTTGGTGTGACGAACCATACGGTTACGGCCGCCGTAGGGTTAGGGCTTGGTTGCTTGTGGGAGATTGACAGCATTGTGGGCCATGTGTGCAGCCTGCATGGGGTGACGAACAAGTTTAGTGTGAAACGATTCTTAATCAATTTGCTGCGTAAGAAGTACCCGGAAGTGGGAGAAGCGGTCAGTGAAAGTTTAGATGAACCAGAAAAAAAGCGATTAGGATTATGAAGATTTTGATTGACAACGGACATGGGGAGGAAACCCCCGGTAAGCAGTCGCCAGACGGGCGGCTGCATGAGTGGGCGTATGCGCGTGTGGTGGCGAAACGCATTGAGCAGTGTTTGCGGTGTAAGGGGTACGATGTGCAGCGCCTTGTGCCGGAGAAGACAGACGTTTCGTTGAAAGAACGCTGCAGGAGGGTGAATGCCGTGTGTAAAGAGCATGGTAAAGAAAATGTGCTGCTGGTGAGTGTGCATGTGAATGCAGCCGGTAACGGGAGTGTATGGGGTTCGGCTCGCGGATTTTCGGCATGGGTGGGGCTGAATGCTTCGGGCAGGAGCAAGGAATTGGCAGAGATGCTTTGGAACGAGGCCATTTATCAGGGCTTGCAGGGTAACCGCTGTGTGCCAGCAGAGGGTAAGCGTTACACGAGTCAGAACCTGGCGATTTGCCGCGATACGGCTTGTGCAGCAGTGCTGACGGAGAATTTGTTCATGGATAACGAAGATGATGTTCGCTTTTTGCTGAGCGAGCGCGGCATGGCTGCGGTGACGGCTACCCATGTGAACGCGATTGTTCAATACATTGAATGCTTCTATGGAAAATAAATTGGGTACTTTGCTTGAATTGCTTGGTGTGCTTGTGGCTATCGTCATAGCCGGGCTTCTATCGGCTTCGCTTTGGGAGCATTACCGCCTGAGGGGCGATGATGGGCGCGGCATGGATACGATTGTGGTGCGCGATACGGTGTATTATGCTACGCCCGTGGCTTCGGACAGCGTGGTGATGAGGTATGAGACGGTGCGTGTGCCGATTTACCGACCAACCGATACGGTGCGTGTGACGGATACTGTGCTGTGCAATGTGCAGCAGAGGGACAGCGTGAAGGTTCAGCTACCGATAGTGCAACGAACGTATGGCGACAGCCTTTATACGGCGTGGGTGAGCGGTTATGATGCTCGGCTTGACAGCATACGGCTTTACACGCGTAGTCAGTATAGCTTCAGGGCGCGCGACAAGCCCCGGCGTTGGGGTGTAGGCATCGGTGCCGGTGTGGGCTTTGTTCCGAAGCATGGGGTGCAGCCTTACATTGGTATCGGCATACAGTATAACTTAATCAGATTTTAAGATGGCGACAGGTAGAGGCAAGCGATTATTCCAGGGTTGGGGTGTGGCTTGTCTTTTGTTTATAAGTAGTGTACCCCCAACTTTGCAGTAAACGAAACAAACAAATGCTATGGCTGCTTCATTGATAACAAAAATACCACCCTATATATTCCCATTCCAAGTGAATAGGCTCGAAATACAGACTCAGGCAAATGCTGACTGTAAAGTGATGCTTGAGGTTGACTACTTGCCCATACTCTCAGCGCACCTTATAGCCGGGCATAACGGTGTTGTGACGCTGGATGATTTACAGCCACTCGTGTCCGAAGCCGCTGAAGCTTACGGTGCGATGCCTGTACACTTTTCGGTGTCGGCCGACGGAGTAGAACTTGGTACGGCCAGCATACTGCCCTGCCGCCATCGGTTAGACTTGAGTGCTGAGGAGGTGGCGAAAAAATATTTTTTATCGGCCTCAATGGGGCGAATGCGCATGATTTCAGATACTGCACTTTTGCATTTAAGCTGGGCGGCACTCGCGGATGATGGAGAACTGAAACTCATTGTTTATTGGTACAGCCCGACACTTAAAGCGGCTGCTCACACCGTTCATTATCCGGAAGTGACAGAAATGGACGAAATATACCGCACGGCAACGGTCGATGTATCGAACCTTACGCCGCCGGAGGATTACGGCTACCGGATTATGCGCATGGAGGCCTGCTGCGGACTACGAACACAAACCTACACGTTTCCGGCAGACGGCCTTTCGGTTGGCGAAACGCACGAAGTGGAATATACAAACCTCTTTATGCTGCCCGATACGCTGCTGCTTACCGGCACTGCTATCGAAGAAGAACATAACACTTACACCACGGCGCGACTGAACGGACGCTTGCAAAACGTGAGGGTGACGGGTGAACCTTCGGTGAAATGTCAAAGCGGACCTTTACATGACGGCGATTTGAACGTTCTGCGCGATTTGGCACTAAGCCGCGCGGCTGCGGTGAAAGGCAGGAATATCATTGTGACGGGAGTGGAATGTAAACACAAAAAAACTGATTCGGACCTGATCGAGGCTGAAATTACCTGGAAATATGCAGACAGTGGCTACACTTTTGCCTCAGGACACACACCGAGGATATTTGACGAGAAATTTGATTACTCCTTTAACTAACACAGCTCGAAGCATGAAGCGGAGAAACAGCATTCACATTAACGAGGCCATGCGGGTGTTGACCGACCGGAAACCTCACGATCTGAAAGCATGGAAAATGGAAACAGGCGAGGTGCTGGAACTGAACGGTTGGACCATGATTGGACGATGGACAAGAGGCGGAGTGATACGCCTGGTGAACCCTGTGAACGGACAAAAACGTTCGGTGCGGAAGGTGATGATTCACGAAATAGACAACATGAAAATATTTTGGTAAACACTGCTATGATGAATAATATACATACACCAGGAGGCAGAAGTAAAAGCAGAGGCGTTGAAGTGTTCAACATTCCGAACACAGAGTTTCAGGCAGCACTGACCGAAGTGGACGATACGACAAACGTAATAGCCGACAGCGACGGCATGGTTTACACCTCGGGCGTTCCGGGCTACCCGGGCGAAGCCTACGTAAGGTGGGGCGATGACGACCTGCTGCCCTTCCGACTCATCAATCTGGTGGGGGCTGACGAAGTTACTGCACAGAACAAACTGTTTAACGTGCTGACTTGTTATGGTGCCGGGCCGCGGCTCGAAGTGCATGCCGAACAGCCGCCTCAGTATCTGGCCGAAGCCAAACGCTGGGTAAACCGCCAGTTCTTGCCACGTTACTTTTTGGAACAGGCTACCGATATGAAACACTTTTACCTGTCGGTATGTGTGATAATAATGAGCCGCGACGGAAAGCGAATCAATCGGTTGATTCACAAAGATGCGTGCTACTGCCGTTTTGCAAAAGCCGACAATCGGGGGCGTATCAATTATGTGTACTACGGCAACTGGCAGGCACGCGGCATACAGGAGGGTAAGGTGGAACGCATCCCGTTACTCAGCGAGGACGACCCTTTTGGCGACCTTTGCAGCCGTATGGGCTACGACCCTGAGCAGCCAGAGCGTGCACCACGGCCAACACGGGCAGGACGCAAATTTGCAATGTTGGTGCGATTCCCGACAGCGGGCTGCCAATACTACCCGGTGCCTTATTGGACGGCTGTTTTTCGCGGCGGTTCGTACGATGAGAAAAGGCTGATCAGCGTAGGCAAACGTGCCAAACTGCGGAACAGTTCTTCCATTAAATACCAGGTGGAGATTGAACGAACGTACTGGGACCGCATTTGTGCGGAAGAAAACATTAACGACCCGGTGGAAATGCAGGAACGTGTGAACGAAGAGAAACAGAAAATCAAAGACTTCGTTTGCGGCATTGAAAATAGTGGAAAGGCCTGGATTAGCGGTTACTATGTGAATCCTGATGGCCACGAAGTTCACGACATTCACATTGTACAGATTGCTACCCCCAAGGAGGGAGGTGACTGGATGGAAGATGTGCAGGCGGCGAGCAACACGATTTGCTATGCCGATAACGTACACCCGAACCTCGTAGGAGCTACTCCAGGAAAGTCGCAAAGCAATAACTCGGGAAGCGACAAACGCGAACTGTTTACAATGAAACAGGCGCTCGAAACAGCCTTCCATCATCTGCTTTTGATGCCGCTGAACATGGTGTGCCGGTACAATGGCTGGGAGGATGCCGAATTTACCGTACCCATGATACAACTGACGACGCTCGACGAACACCGCGATGCCAAACAAGTAACAACCGAAAAACACAACTTATGATTACTGAAATTTCACGCGAGCATTTTGAATCTGTGCTGCCGTCGATGGCCGATGCTGAGGGCTTCATCTATGAAAAGGCAAAACCGTTGCTGCTTGACACGCTTGAGCGGTTCAATGACTGGCATACCGATTACAGCGAACTTTCTGAGGCTGAAATACGAAACATAGAATCGGTACTTACCCAAACCGTATGCGAAACTGCTGCGCACGACCTGATGCCGCAACTCGACCTTGTAGCTACACCCACGGGGTTCGGTGTGGCGAGCAACCAAAGCGTGCAACCGGCAAGCCGCCACCGAGTGGATGCTCTGCGCGAACAACTGCGGATGGACGCAAGCCGACATGCCGACGAATACCTTGAACGACTCAGAGAATATGGGGTACTTGCGCACAGCGGAATGATTTCTTCGCTCTTCTACTCTCCGACGCTTTGCCGCGAAAATGGCATAATGACAAGCGAAGGAGCTGCTGTATATGCCCAGGAGTTCGACGAAGTGAAACCGAGAATCGAAGCCTCGGAATCCGAAATGCAAATGCTGATAGGGAGCAATCTATATGTTCTTTTGCTCAGTGCGCTCCGGAAGCCACCTATGAAAAATGAGGCTGCCTACATGCCCTTCAACCATCTGCTGGCACCGGTGCGCAGATTGCTTGAAGCCATGGTAAACAAGCGGAACACGCGCTATGCTTTGGCAATCGTTTACAGAACTGCACGCCAACTCGCGGAACTGGATGCGGAACACGCGGACAATTACACTGAAATACTGAACATCATTAACCGACAAAAGTATGAAAACCGGAAAACAGACCCGTGTTTCTTCTTCGGGTAAGACCATCGAAATTAAAATACCCACATCGTGGGGAGCGTTGACCGACAGACAACTCTGCTATTTGGCCTCGCTGACTGCCATGGAGTTGCTGAACGCTGACGAAATGAAAACGCTCTTCCTCACACGTATGCTTACACCCAAAGTACGCTACAAACTGGGCGATGCTGCCGCTTTGGCAGAATTGCTTCCGGAATTAGACTGGATGGACACACCACCGGAAGAACCGATACGCCCCCATGCCTTACGGGGCATTGAAGCGGTGGATGCACACCTTTCGGGCGTGCCGTTCAGCCACTATTTGCAAATTGAAAATTACTACCAAGGTTATCTGCAAACCCAGGAACCTGAAGCTCTGGAGGCACTGATGCCTTTGCTTTATCCGGGATGGGACGGCACACGAATGCATGAGGCCGAGCACGTTTTGGTGCTGTGGTGGCTCGTGGGGTTGAAAACTGCCTATACGCAACTTTTTCCTGACCTTTTCAGCCGTACTGCACCAACCGGCAATAACCAACCCGATATGCGCGAATTGATGCTGGCTGAAATCAGGGCTCTGACCGGAGGAGACGTGACCAAAAATGAGGCGGTGCTACATGCCGACACCATGGATGCGTTGGCTGAACTGAACGCTAAAGCTCGCGAGGCGCGTGAAATGAACGAACATTTGAATAAAAAGTAAGGCTATGACACACTCACTCACCCACTACATGGCGCGGATGGCTTCGGAATGCCGTTTGTGCGCGCTAAATAGGTTCAAGGCTGTGACGTGCAGCGGCCCGGAACATTTGGAGGGACTTTTGCAGAACTTTCAAACCACGGCAAACTTTGTATGTACGGCCGATACCTCGCAATGTACAACCTTTGAGCGCGGCGGCGGATGGTATGAACGTAGGGTTTACACCGTGTTCATCTTAGCGCGTTTCCGCTTCGGAAGTACCGATGATTACGCACGCGCCATGAATTTGTGCCGCGAAGTGTTCCGACAGTTCCAAAGCCGCATGATTCACGACCGCGAACAGGCCAATGGCAGCATGCTTTATCTTGACACCGCCGACATACGCAGCAATGAACTGGGCGGCATGTTTCTCAACTCGGCCACGGGATTGTACTTTATGTTGACCATGGAACAACCACTCGATCTTTGCTTCCGCCCTGAAGAATGGGATAACTAAACACTCACACCGGCTATGAATAACAACACCAACACAACCCCACCCATGCCGGAATATGTGGACAAATGGACGGCCAAAATGGTGGAAATATGGCGCGACCGCCTCGACCTTTTGGGCGTGTACCACACGGGGAATTTGCGCCAGAGCGTAACGAAAGGTAATGTGAACGTAAACGGACTGGATGCCGACATCTCGTTTCAGTTCCTGCGATACGGTATCTATGTAGACCGGGGTGTGGGCAATGGTTATACGCGCGGTAACGGGGGCGACCTTGCCTTTTTGGGTAAAGCTTACCGAATGGAGCATAAATTGGGGCGGGCACGCGAAAAGCGGCCGTGGTTCTCGCGTTCGTGGTACATTTCGACCGAAGTAATGAAGGATTATATGGCACAACAACTGGGGAGCAGATTCAGGGCTGCATTTAACAACCTTTAAAAAGGATTATTTTAGAGCGTAAATTTTGCAAATGCGCGAAAAAGTTCGTATATTTGTTGCAGAAACATTTCTGCTTCTAAGTTTATGTCGGATATGCTTTAAAATATTTGAACCATGTGGAAATTCTTTATTTTTTGGATAGTACTTTATGTTATTTACGTCTTTTATCTTACTATTCGCGCTCTTATTGACCCGAAGTTTGCTGAGAAATTGTCGGAAATGAATCGGAGAGAGAGAGAAAGGAAAGCGAGGAAAAGAGCTGGGAAATCTCGGTTCCATGCAACAAATGGCGGTTGGCCACCATGGTGTAATAGCGATGGAAGCCCAAAAGGTTGATATTATTATGTATTGGGTCATTCCTTTGTCTTTTAAATAGCGATTATTGCGTGTTACTTTTGGAACATTAAAACCAAAAGTAACACGTTTTTTTCATGAATGCACAAGACATCAAGACGGTAAAGCTGGTTATCAACTCCGATCAGGCACAGCAAAAATTAGACGACATAAACAAGAAACTGGAAACGGCACGACAAAAACGTGCCGAAGCCTTTGAACGTGGAGATGCGAAGGCGTTGCAAACCTATACTCGCGAAGTAAAGAATTTGGAAAGACAAGCCAAGCGCATGCAAAGCAGGGCGCAAACCGTGGAAAAGGTGTTGAAGAACTTGGACAAAGCCACGCCCAAAGAACTGAAAGAAACAATCAAGGAAATCAATAAGGAACTTGAAAGCGGAAACGTGGAGCGTGGGTCGGATCAGTGGAAAACGCTGACGCGAGCTTTAACAGAAGCACGAACTGAACTTAATAAAATTAGCGAGGAAACAAAAGCTGCAGAGATAGGGCTGGATAAATGGGGAAATAAATGGGTCGGTTTTTCGACGATTATAACCTATGCCAAAGACATACTCAGCAATGCACTCAATACCATGCAAGGCTATGTAGAAGAGTTTGCCGAAATGGACGAACACCTGGCCAACGTGACGAAATACACCGGCATGAGCCGTGAAGAAGTGGAAGAACTGAATGAAGCGTTTAAACGGATGGATACCCGTACCAGCCGCGCAGCACTCAATGACTTGGCCGCTGATGCCGGACGCTTGGGTATACAGAGCAAACAGCAGGTGCTCGACTTTGTGGACGCTGCCAATGTGCTGAATGTGGCTTTGGGTGAGGATCTAGGCGAAGGTGCGGTGAAAAACATCGGCAAACTGGCTCAGCTATTTGGTGATTCGGAACGCATGGGACTGAAACAGGCCATGCTGGCTACCGGCTCAACCATCAACGAACTGGCACAAAGTTCATCGGCAAACGAAGGATACATCATGGACTTCACGGCACGCCTTTCGGGTATGGCCCGACAGGCCGGCATGACGCAGGCTCAGGTAATGGGACTGGCTTCGGTCATGGATCAGAGTATGGTGAATGCCGAAGAAGGTAGCACGGCATTGAACCGCCTGATACAGGAACTCTACACCAAACCGGCTGAAATGGCAAAAGCCGTAGGACTGGATGTAAAAAAGTTTACTACGCTCGTAAAACAGGATGCCAATGCAGCCTTGCTGGAGTTTGCCTCTGCTGCACAAAAATTGGGCGGTATGGACGCGCTCGCTCCACGCATGGCCGAATTGCAACTAACGGGGGTAGGCGTTACAAAAGTGATTACTTCGTTGGCAAACAATTTGGAACTTGTCAGAAACACCCAGCTACAAGCCACGGAAGCTTTTGCACAGGCAGACAGTGTGCAAAAGGAATACGACAAAGCCAACAATACCACGCAGGCACAGCTCGAAAAATCAAAACAAAAGTTGGCCGACTTGCGCACGGAACTGGGCGAGAAATTGATGCCCGTGTTTACCACAGCCACGAATGGGCTAACTGCTTTTTTGCAGGCATTGATGGCGGTTGGAACGTTCGCGGCTCAGAACATTGGAGCAGTCAGTTCGTTGGCGTTTTCTATTGCCACATACACAGCTGTCGCAAAAGCAGGAACAATAGCCGAAACTGCCAAAAATACCGCCATAGCCTTAGGCACACGAATCGCAGCCACCGCACGTGCAGCCGGATTGATGCTCACTGCCAGCTATGCCAAACTAACCGGAAATGCCGTATTGTTACGCGCCGCACAGATGAAACTGAACGCCACCATGCTGGCCAACCCTTATGCTGCAGTGCTGGCCGCTGTAGTTGCTGTAATCGGAGCGGTGTATCTGCTGGCTTCGCGAACCAAAGAACTGACCCGCGAGCAACGGTTGCAAAAAGAAATACAGGCCGATAGCCTGGAACTTGAAAAACAGGGCGCAGAAGCAACGGCTAAAACGCAAAACAAAATAAAACTGCTTACAGCCATTGTGCATGACAACACCCGAAGCCTTGCTGAACGCAAAAAAGCCATTAACGCGCTGCAACAGATTGCGCCTCAATATCAGGCCGAAATCAACGAGGAAGGCCGCATCACGCGCGAAAATACAAAAGCACTCACCGACTACATCGAGCAACTGAAGAAAAAGGCCATAGCGCAAGCTGCCATAGCCAAAACTGATGAATTGACCGGACAGCTGCTCGACCTTGAAATGAGCCGTGACCGCAGACGAAATGCCGTTAGCATCCGCAAAAAACGTTTGAACGACTTCATTGCTAATAATCCGGAACTCAAGCATTTTGCTGGAATGTCGGCTGAAAACATTCTCAGACAAAATACACCCGGAACGTTCACCCCATACGGCACTTCGCTGCAAATGCCCGGTAAATATCAAGAGTTGCACAAACTGGCTGTACAGTTGAAAGAAGCTGAAGGCTGGGTGGATGAACAAACGCAAAACATTGCGGATGTAAATAAACGTATTCAGACAGTCAACAAAAAAGCACACGAAATGGGGACTACGGTTGAAACTATAACCAATAAAACAGTTATAGATGAACCTGTTGTCAATACCAGCGGGGACTCAGGAACGGCTGGAACAGCCACAAATCATACAAACAATACGCCATCAAAAGCCGATGCGCTGAAAAACAATGCCGAACGAGATTTGCTAATGGCTGAAGTAGACTATAAAATAGGGCTGACCACTTACGCAGAGTACCAAAAGAAAAAGTACGATATAGAACTGAAACTTGCCACAGATTTGCGCGACTTACACCAAAAGAACAGTACGGAATGGCTGAAAGCCGAGAAACAACGGTTGGAAGTAGAAGCTGACTATAAACAAGAAGCGCACAAGCAAAACCTTTCGACACTGGAAGCGGCCAAGACCAAAGAAGAGGCAGCACTGAAAGATCAGTACATAGCGGGCAAAATCAGTCTGGAGAATTACGAACAGCAGAAAACAGAAATTACGCTAAAACACCTCGCTTTGCGTATTGAAGCTGAACGTAAGCAAGGTGCTGACAAAAAACTGCTGCAAGAGCTGGAACAGCAATACGATGAACTGCAAAAAGCTGATAAATTGCAACGCCAAAACGAATTTTGGCAAAAGGTACAGCAATTACAGGCTGAACATCTGAAGAAATCTGCCGAAGAACAACAGCATACGGAGGAATCCATTGCAAACGAAGCGTTTAAGCGCGGACTGCTCAGCGAAGAAGAATACCAACAAGCCATTCAAAGCATACGCGATAAATACAGTAAAAAGCAGGAAACCGGAAATACCGAATCAGAATTGGGCGGTACGATGGATGCAATGTCAACTTCGCTGGTGCGTACGTTTGAAGCTTTTGCCCGATTGGATGAAAGGATTCGAAGCGGTAAAGCCTCTTGGCAAGACTGGGCATCGGTAGGTGTGGCAGCATTGCAAACTGTTTCGGCGGTCATGAGCAGCGTGTCGCAACTCTATCAGGCGCAGCAGAGTGCCGAAGAGGCAAAAATCAATGCCAAATACGAGGCTGAAATAGAACGAGCCGGGAAAAACTCCAAAAAACAAAAGAAACTGGAAGAAAAGAAACAAGCCGAATTGGCAAAAGTAAAGAGTAAGTATGCCAAAAAACAAATGGTGATGGAATTGGCTCAGGCGGTGGCACAAACTGCCGTGGCTGCCATCAATGCTTACGCTTCAGCATCAAAGGTGAACTGGCTACTCGGCCCTATCGCAGCCAGCATGGCATTAGCGGCCGGAAGCATACAAATAGCGGCTATCAAAAAACAACATGAAGCCCAGGCTCAAGGTTACTATGAGGGCGGTTTCACAGGTGGAAACCATTTCCGACGCGAAGCCGGTGTGGTGCACGAAGGCGAATTCGTAGCGAATCATCAGGCTGTAAGAAATCCTGCAATCCTGCCAGTGCTTAATTTAATCGATCAGGCTCAACGCACCAACCGGGTGGCCTCACTCACAGCTGCCGACGTGAGCCGAGCTATCACCGCTCCATCCATCAGTGCCTCGGCTGTAACTGCTGCCGATAACAAACCTACTGTCACCGTGGTAGATACTGCACAGCCCAGAACTGCCGAAGCCCTCGAAAAATTAACCGCACAAATAGACGAAGGCATTACAGCCGTGGTAACTATCGACGGACCAAACGGATTTGCCCGCCAGTGGAAAAAATACAACAAACTCGTTAAACTATGATGAAACTAACCATCAACGGCATCGAAGCCGAACTGAAAGCTGACACGACGTTTAAACTTGTCCGCGAAAATCCCTATTTTTCAGAAAACTCCGACTATACGTTCGACGTTGCTCTGCCATTGCGCGAATGCCCACAGAACCGCCTTATCTTTGGTTTATTAGACAGACCTGAAGTGGCCCACGCTGATTTGTTGACAAAAAAATACAATATGCAACTGATTTGTCCGCCTATAATATTGGCCGGAATAGCGATTGTCACAGCGTGCAATGCTAATGAAGTAAAAGTACAACTAAAAGGAGGAACGACAGGATTGCTCAATGTTACAGAAGCAACGGTAAACCACATCGGTTTGGGTAAAGCCTGGGACAGTATTGGAGAAATTGAGGAAGGTGGCGAGACTTGGAACCCCGGAGTGACATCAAATGATACCATACGCTTTTTTCATTATGCATCTGGTAATAACCCTGGAAACAAAGCCCGAATGTTGGCACACGGCACCCAAAGACAAACCGACAGCGTGTGCTTCCCAATTCTAAGCACTACGGACGAATTGGTTGCAAACCCATGGACACGAACAAACTTGCCCAATATCACAGCCAGAATGGCTATGTATATGTCAAACGCTGAAACCCAAGCACGTCACCCACAATACACCATACTTGCCCCTCAGCCTTACCTGCTCGACATCATGAAAAGAGTGGTGAAAGCCATAGGTTACAAAGTAGGAGATTGGGAATATTATAACACAGACCGCTTGGCATGGGGCCTGTTTATCGCAAACAGTCGGGGAAGTATATATCGCGCAGACGCTCTGCCTGAATGGACGCTTTCGGAGTTCTTTAATGAACTCCAAAACTTTTTCGGGTGTGTGTTCGTTGTTCGCGACGGAAAAACCGTAGACATGATTCCGCGAGAACATTTTTACAAAAGTGGAGTAAGAACCGTAAATATAACTGAAATCGTTGATGATTGGGAGGTCGAACATGATAGCGAAGGAGAAAGCATCGGAAGCTCAGACGGAAATGTCGACTACGATTGGCCGGAAGTCTCCACCATTCTGCGTCTTCCGGACGAGGTATGGGAACATGCCGATCGCTTGGAATGCAAAACCTACGAAGAGGTAGAAAAGTATGTGAATCAAATGAGCGAAGAAGATAAAGAAACAAGTCCCTATCTTTTTCACGTAGCGGAAACAGATAAACTCTACGCATTGTTGCACAATACGGCTACAGAAAAATTTGATCTGTACAGAGTAGGCCAATTTGAACCCTTGTGGCGAAGAAAAGAAAAGCGTGACATCGACACAAATCTGCGAATCGTTCCGGCTTCTTGGGCACCCGCAACCGGTTTTTGGAGTGAACACGATAAGCACAGTGTATCAACTTTCTACGAATCCAATATCAAGAATTGTGTACCAATACTTAAAACAACCGATGTCTGCCTTACCAATAAATCGGTTTATTCCATTGATGCTGCCATCAATCCCAATACCCCAGACAACTCTCAACCATCTGACACCAAAAAAGAAGTGATGGAAGTAGCCTATAATTGTTACCCCTATTGCTCCCAAAGCTATGGTATACCCTATTATCCGGCAGCCATCGGTCAGCCATATATGGAAAACGAAGAAACACTCTTGCCAGACATCCCCCCGTTCTTCAATATCAACAATGAAGAAGTTCCTCTCCCTTCCGGTCCTTTTACATTATGCAAAAACAACGCACGTAGCGAAACAGGCACCGTAGGCGACTACATGACAGTAGCCCCAATCATAGACACCAGAACTACTCATATATTTACTTATGTAGGTACTGGCACTCTTCTCGACCCGTCTCTCCCCTACCTCATTCGCGGTCGCCGATACGCGTGCCGAAAATTAGAAATCACCATTGATCATCGTGGCATTCAACCAATAGTACGCGGTTACTTCTTTGAATTAACATGAAAGCAATAACGCTTTCAAAACTCTGCTAAGAAAGGAACAAAACAAATATGCCTTTTGTTCCTTTCTCGTTTCTTCTATTCGCAATGCAACAAACTAAAAATACGTAATACGCTGATATTCAGATACTTATAAAGCCATACAAATAAGGCATCAGAATCATTACATGTCTTTTATCGATAACCATCCCATCTACCCCATATTTCATTAAGCCTTCATTGTTCAGAACTTTGCA